GTAACTCCACCACTAAGTACTTTTATTTTTAAAATATATGATCTATCAGGTGCATATGAATTTGTATCTAAATAAAAATAATTAGATATTGAATCGCAACTCAATTTAGAATAATCACCAAATGGTATAACTATCTCATTAGTTACATAATCTTCTATTTGATAATAAGATGATGTTGGTAAATATTTAGATTGGTCATATTCAAATGTTGTACTAAATGATTTTGATGGATATGCCGTTCTTCCTTTTACTCTTATTTTAAATTTACTATCTACTTTATATTCTTTATTTAAGTTAGTAACTATTATTTTATTATTTTCAAAAATATCTAATGTTGATGATCCTGATATTGGTAATAAACTTCCTGTTGAAAATATTTGGTCATTCCAAACTACTTCTAGCTTTGGTTGATATATTGTATTTGTTTCTTTTGAAAAGAATTTAAGAAGTCCATAATCTAAAGAATCTGCTTCATTTGCTAATTGATGATGAATTATAAATCCATTATTAGGTAGAGAACCACTAACCCATAATTTTATTATTTCAGTAACATTCATTCGAATATCATCTGGTTCATAATCAAATGATTGAGATGCCATTGATGCAGTATACCAAGTACCACCTTCTGCATTTGCTGAACCTGTTGTTCCTGCTGCGAATACCGCAGTACCTGCAATTACATTATCTTGCCAACTATTAACACCATTTCTATATTTCCAGCTTACCCCATCCGATGTTATATTATCAAATTTGGTACCTGTTCCCATTGACCAACTTTGAGAAACTGCATTTGCATAAATTGTATACTCTAATGGTATTTCAGATGCATTTGCTGATTTTAAACAAACAAAAGCATTCCAGCTTCCTGATATTTCTCCGCTTGCTATTGATGCAGATATTGTATTTACATTAAATTTTATTAAAGCTCTGTGAATATCTTTCACATCTCCGTAATAAAGTTTACCTACTTCTAATATCTCATCTCTACCTGCGTTTTGTTCAGGTTGTTGTAGATATACACTTGCGTCAAATGATGATGTATAAAATTTATGCATTAAATGGCCCTCCCTTTTATGTCTTTATTTGGATATTTAACTTCGAATATACACGGGTCTAAAGAAGGATAGACAATCTTACCTTTAGTTGCCGAATCTATATTATATTTGTTTGGTGAATAATTTCCATCGCCTGCACATAAGTTATATATTTTAACAGATGGTACACTCATTACACCCTCTACGTTTGCAAGTATTAATTCAATCTCAGAAATATTAATTGGTTTATTAAATGTCCAATTATCTATATTAAAATATTTTTGAATTTCAGTTAAACAATTAGCAATAACTTCTCTTTTGTTATAATTTGAATAACATATTACTTCAAAATCAACACCAATATTTACAATAAATCCATCTATAATATTTACTGCATCTGTAAGCATTCTATACTCACCCAAATATGTTTTAACATTTTCTTTAACTGCTTGGTTTAATTGTGTTAAATTTTTATTTGAATCAAACCCCAATAAATACATATTAACCGCAAATGGATTATTAACTTCTGCAATTGCTGTATTTTTTTGTGATAGATATTTTACTAATTCCTTTTGAATTTCAGTTGATTTTTTATCTTTAAGAGACTCAACTAATCCAGTGAATTCTGCTATATTTTTTGGTGATGCCAATATAGATGAAGGTGAATTATTATCAACTTCGCCATCGGGTGAAACATATACTTTTGCTACACTACCATATCTTTCTGGCATTGATAATGTTCTTACAATATAATCTTGTCTAGTTACTGCTCTGTTTTGAGAACCAAATGCACCCAATGCGTTTTGCCTAATTTCTTCAATTGATTCGGCTCCCCTACCACCAACAGCTGGTTCTAAATTTTCTACAGCTACCGATCTTTTAGTTGTATTATATGAATTTACATCAGATACAGAAATTAAATCTTCTTCAAATTCTATTTTAGATATGGTTGTTAAATCTCCTGCATTTACATTAGAAGAAACTCCACCGCCTACTAAATACTTTATTGTTATTTGACCGCTTGGTGCAATACCAAATGTATTTGTTTTTAAAAAATTAGAAGGGTCTATTGAACTATTTAATCTTGTTATAGAATTGGCTAATCCTAATCCAATATTTTTAGTATTTGGTAAAATTATTTCATCGTTTAAAGATGTATCACCACTACCAAATTGTATATCAATTGTATTATCAGAATTTACTTTAACTGAATATCTTCTTGGAACTTTTTGTAATTCTAATATATAAGGAACTGTACCGGCATATTCACTTAATTCTCCATTAACTTCTGTGTTTGGTTTTTCTACAAAGATACTTTCCTGTGCAAGATATGGTACTTCGTAATATTTTTCACCATTTTCAGTAATTGAAACTATTTGTATAATATTAGAATCGCTTAATGTTACCGATGGATAATCAGTTGTAGTTATATTTAAACTTGTTTCGTTTTGGGTTGCAGATATTGCTTTTACTTTTTTTGTTATTAAATAAAATTGGGGAATTCCATTCGTATCTCTTTCATAAACATCAATCTCTCTATCGGTTGGATTTGCAAAATCAACAGAATCAACTGTTCGGAATATTATACTTGAATTACTATTTGCAGCAACTTCCATTCCATCTTTTATTTTTAAATAATAAGAGGTATCTGGTTCGTATTCAGTACCGGTACTTGCATTTGAATTATATATTGATGGAACTAATTGATAAATAGTCAATGTAGTTACTGCAGGAGAGGTTACTTTTGGTTTATATCCCATTGACTGTGCCAATGCTACTACGTTTTTCCTTTCAGTAGCATGTGCTAACATTGATTCTTTTAATTGCGTATCTTGATAAAACGCCAACACATCTCCAATATAAGATGCCATTTCAATGAATACCATACCAGGTGAAGATTCATTAAAATCTGAATATGTGTTTGGAAAATATGTTTTAGCATATTGAATTAGATTTTCTTTTAAAGAATCAAAATCCTTTCCAACATAATTTATGTTTTTATTACTTCCAAAAGATTTCTTTACACTTTTTATAGCCATTTTAGTTATTTATATTAATTGTTACCGACTCTCTTAAATTGGGATTAGAAGTTAAAGAAAAGTTTATTTCAACACCAAATTTATTGGCATCTTTAAATTCATCATTATAATCCAATATTATTTCATTTACAGAAATATATGGTAACCACCTATTTACAGCATTAATAATAACCGATTCTACTTTAGTATCTAATTCACCATCTATTATTGGTTCAAATAGAATTTTCCAAATATCACAACCAAATTCAGGTTGTCCGACTCTTTCACCCTTTCTAGTCATTATAAGATTTATAATATTTGAACGAGCTTGTTTTAATGTAGTATAGTTAACAGCAAATGCACCTCCGGAGTTAGATGAAGTATTAATACCAATACCTAATACTTTATAATCATTTTCTGTTAAATCTGTTACATTAACCTTACCAAGCTCTATTGCCATTATTTAAATCTTTTTACTAATTCACTATAATCTCTTGTCAATGCTTTTATTGTTGCATCTTGTAAACCATCACCAGTTGATTGAAAGCTTTGTGCAGGATTTACGTCTGGCACATTTATATCTCTAAAATCCATAGTTTCCCAATCTTCTTCCATTACTCTGCTTTGTGGTTTTATCATATCTAATACACTACCACCTGCATCAGATACACCACCTTCTACTCTATGTGCAGCTGTAAATGGTTGAGTCATATTAAGAATCTCATTAATCATTGGGTCTTTTGTAAATTCTTTTGCTGGTCTTTGCTGTACTGCTGATACCACTTCACGTCTTTGTGCAGCAGCAGTTGGTTTTATATTTACTTCTGCTAAATCTTTTAGTGATGGGGTTGATTTCTTTTGTGAGTTCAAAGTAACCGCACCAGACTTGATTAACTTTGCAACTTCCTCTTTAACTTGTTGCTTAACTTCGTTTTTAACAACTTCTTTAATTAAAGTTAGTAAAATTTCGGATTTCATAATAATAATAATTGTTTTTAATAAATATTGAAAGTAAAAATTTAATTTTATACTTTATACCCACTCCATTGAATTACACCGGGAGCGGGCGGCGCGGGTGGTGGATATTGTGCTATAACAGTAAATAATCCACTTACCGTTGTTAAATGTATCTTTGCAGAACTTATAAAGGCATCTAAAAATATAGATGAATTATTATTTGGAATAACAGGCAACGGAGTCCATACACCCGGTGATAATACTATTGCAGATAATGTTGATATATTCTGTATAGTCCCAACTGCTGGTATCATTGGTGGTGGAAAATGTGATAATTCAGCACCTACCCAATATCCAATTATAGCAGGGCCTACCACATCTAAAAATGTTAATGTTGTTGATAATTGTGTTTGCAATAATAAACTTGTCAAAGTTGATTCCATCAAAATAGTATTTCCTTTTGCAAGTGGAACTTTATTCAATGAATCAAACCCAGTTTTTATTGTTATATCATATGATGTTGTAAATAACTTTGAAAATCCGGCAATATTATTCCCATATACATGGGATTGCATAGCAGGTAATAATGATGATTTAAATGTATTCCAAGACATTAGTTTTTACTTAAAAAGTTTTTAGCAGATAATATTGTTTTTAATTTGGATTTTATAGCATTAAATGCTGCTATATTTGTCGGACCAGGAGAAGAAGGACCAGCCGGTGTTAAATATATTTGTTGTCCAATTGCATCTAGTATTTGTCCTAATATATCTACTAAATCACCACCCAATACCATTTTTTGAACATCTGCCCCTGCATCTCCTTCGCCTTTGTTTTTTCCTAAATATATCTTACCACTATCGGAATTTAAAAATATTTGATTAGATCCTTCGGAATGTATTGTTATATTTTTCTTATTATGAAAGTATATTTCTTTTTCAGCATCAATAGAATAATTACCATCTGTGATTACTCCTGTGTTCCCTTTTCCAAAAATTATAAATTCTTTTGCTTTAGCAGATAATACAATTCTATCAGAATTTATGAATATTTGGTCACCAGTAAAATCAGCTGAAGATGGATATCCTTTAAATCCTTTCTTTTGTTTTTTAATTTCTTCTTTAAATGGTACTTTAACTTTACCTGATGTTATATAAAACGAACCCCCATCTTTATTTATATCTTCTTCAATTAATTCACCTATTGGTTTATCATCTAATTCCGGGTTTTGCTTACTACGAATGAATATTGATGGAGAAGATGTCTTATCATCTTCTGTTAAAAAAAATTCTGAAAATCTAATAGTGTTACCTACTCTACCACTAACTATCGTATCACCTTCTTTTGGTTTTAGAAATTTAATTTTTTCTTTTACTATATATTTTTTCTTTTGAGAGTCTTGCTTTGGTGCGGGTTTATTCGGTGTACCGGTTTCTTTACTTTCGTTGTAATCTTTACTTTTATTATCTTTTGACTCTGGTAAGTCTTTTTCCTTTGTTGATTCAGATACCTTATAATCACTTCGATAGTTTGGATATTGGGTGTTTGTATATGGCATCCAATAATATTCATTATTGTTTATCAATATGAAAACCGATTCACCAACTATTGGATATGTAAAATTATTTTTATCAAATGGAAATGCATAGTTTTCCGTTTTAATTGGAGTGTTCCTATTAAACTCTATTGCACCCAAAAATCTAGCATCTTTTTTATCAAAATTTTTATTACCATTATAAAAAGTAACATAATCAGAATCCGTTTTTAAATCAAGAAAATCTTCTGATTTAAGAAAAACTTTTGTTACAGTTGCTAAAAATGCTTCCATTATTTTACTTTAGTTTTAATTTCTTCAATTTCAATTTGTAAATCAACAAATTTTTCTTTTGCCTTTTCTTCAACTGCATTTATAGTATCTTCCATATCTGATAGTAATTGTTCTTTTTCACTATCACTCAACCAACCATCTTCACCAATACCCTTAGCTTCTGCGGCTGCTAGTCTTTGTGCAATTGTTGCAAGTTTAATTAAATGGTCATCGTTTTTAACCGATACCTCAATTAAATCTTTTATAATTGGTGCAATCACTGTGGCTTCACCAACATTCTTAATTAATTTTCTTAAAGACTCAATCAATTCAGAAATGTTTTTCTTTTTAGTTTGTTGGTTTTCATAAATATCCTTAAATAAGGAAGATAAATTCTTACCATCAAATAACTGAAATTCGTTGCTCATATTTTTATTTTATATACTAATAATTATTTACTTATTAAATAATTACCCAATACTAAATAATCCATATCACTATTTTGTAATGTCCAAATTGCTTTTTGCGGGTCATTAACCATAGTTTCTCCATTTATATTCAATGATGTGTTCAATAATATGGGGGTTCCTGATACTTTCTCAAACTCCCTTAGTAAATCATAGTAAAGTGGATTATCTTCCCTTTTAACGGTATGTATTCTTGCTGTACCATCTACATGTGTTACAGATGGTATATTTATATCACTTTTAACCATTACAACTTGATTCATATATGGAACCGGGTTTTCTGATATAAAATATTTTGAATAATCTTCTATTGTAACTGAAGGAGCAAATGGTCTAAACATTTCTCTCTTTTTAATAACTTTATTAATTCTATCTCTAACATCGGAAAGATGTGGATTAGCTAATATAGAACGATTACCCAATGCCCTTGCACCAAATTCGGTTCTACCTTGAAACCAACCTATAACATTACCGTCGTTTATTAATTTAGCAACTGTGGTGCACAACTCCATTGCATCATCCATTGGATAAATACTTAATCCTTCAATTTCACCTAATTCGTTTAGTATATCTAATTCTGTAAACTCTGGTCCTAAATATGGAGATTGGTTATCACCGCCTTTTACTTTCGGGTGGCCTAATGTTGAATGATAGTGATATAAGCATGCTCCAATTGCTGAACCTGCATCAGATGGTGCATATGGTATCCATAAATTATTAACAGATGTAGTTTTTTTTATTTTGCCGTTAGCAGTTGCGTTATATGCACACCCACCACCTAATACTAAGTTATTATCAGTACTTAACATCAGGAATCTATTTATTATAAAATATAGTTTTGATTCATACCATCGTTGAAGTGATGCTGCCAAATCTTTATGATGTTGTTCAATCGGTTCTCCTTCAAATCGAGGTGGAAATCCAATTAATTTAATTAATTTATTTGTAAACATATCCGTATTAGAATATTCCCAAGTAAAATATTTTTGTTTTATTTTAAGTATATCATATGCATCCCCATTTTCTGTTATTTTTGAAAATATATTTTCATATAATGTATTATCACCATATGGTGCTAAACCCATCACTTTATATTCACCTTCATTTGGTTTAAATCCCAAATATGATGTGATAGTAGAATATACCAACCCGAGTGAATCTGGAAATCGTAATGCTTTTCTTTCATATATTTTGGTTTTATTAAACGCTACAATAGACATTGTATCCCATTCGCCGACACCATCTATTGAAATGCCAGTTGCTTTATCAAATGGAGATGTATAATATGAAAATGCTAAATGTGATAAATGGTGCTTTGTATATAAGATAGGCCCGTCATAGCCAATTCCCAATAGTAAATATTCTAATGCACCTTCGCCTTCATTCCATTTTTTTAAGAATTTATTAAACTTTTTGGTATGCTTCAAGCCATACCACTTACCCAAAGTTTTTTTAACTCTATTAAATTTTAAATTCGGGTCTTCATACCAACAAACCATATTTACTTCATCAATTGATACCTGTGTATATTGTAAACACCATTCAATCGCTTTAAACGGAAAAGAACTATCATGCTTTATGCCTGATAGTTTCTCTTCTTCAATTGCTGCTATTACTTTACCATCTATTACAATGCATGCTGCAGAGTCATGATAAAATCCTGATAAACCTAATTGTATCATATTTAAATTTTTATATCACCATTTTTATCAAATTCATTATATAAATCCATTTGTTTTTCCTTCATTTTATTTACAACCTTTGTTATATAATGAGTTGGGTGACCTGTCATTTCTCTAATTAAAAGATATAACGATTTTTTATTGAAGTTTTCGATATATTCTGCTCTACGGAATAATTCCAATACAGCATCTGCTATTTGCATATCTCTACGTTTTGGAAAAAAGTTCTCTAAATGAATATCCCAATATTGTAACATTCGTTGATTAAAAGTTCTATACTCATCATTACGGACTTCCTCTCTAAAGTTATTTTCAGTATCAAACGATTCTGGAAGACCAGACATTATATCTGTATCTTTATATCTTTTATAATTTGCATTATTATTTAAAATAAGATAATTTCTTGCAACAATAGTAAAATAAGAGAATGCCTTTCCTTTACCACTTTTGTACATATGAATTTTTTCTACCATAAATGCAACAACTTCTGCCATTACATCTTTTGGGTCATCATCAAAGTATGTA